CCATACTTATCGAGTTTTGTCTGGTTCATCTTCTTAGCACCTTCTTTAGCAATTCCGGATTGAGCTCGATAGATACCTCTACATTTAGATGAACAAGTTTTCTGGTTGTAAGGATACGAAGTTTTTGGAAACTCCTTACCACATATAACGCATACAAGTGGAGTAGCGGCACATTTAGGGCACAACGCAGTTTTTCGACGAGCTCGAAAAGTTGAACCGCATTCAATGCATTCATATAGGTGCTCACCTAACCCGGATATATTGTTGTCTTTGCAAATTCGTTTTATTGTGTCCTCTCCGCGACCTAACTCCTTCATAATATCTTCTAAGGTAGTTCCTTTGTCAACTAACTCTCGAACACGTTCAATTTCTTCTTCTGTTATTGGTTTTTTCATATCCACCTCAACATCGTCATTGTAAATTAAGTAATCGGCATTACAATAGTATTGATACAATTATAATATGTTTCCCCGAAAACGTCAAGTAGTCAACAAAAAAAACAGCCCCCGAAGGGGCTGCTTATTGCATAATTGATAGATCTTAATCAACAGCGGGTAGTGCGATAAGGTCGATTGTAATATCTCCAATAACGCCTACCACGTATAATGTTATCTGACCCACTACAGAATTAGCATTTACTGAATCTAAGCCGTTTATATCGGGAGCCATTGAAATGTCATATCCTGTGATGGCACCGACAGATTTCATAGTATCCAACAAAGGCGTCATGGCTGCAAAAAACTTACTGTATGCTTCCTGGTTGTTATACTGGAATGTGATAGAAATTCCTGCTCTAAATGCAAGATCTTTCACTGCGTCTAATAACCATCTTGTTGACAAGTTCTGCAATGCGTTGTAAGTTGCTGGAGGTACTTCGTAGCATGTGCTGTTGCCCCATACAGTTACTCCTAGATCAGGAATGTCTGTTATGACGTTGATAGAAGCTCCTTCGTTGCTCTGCCATTCATCTAACAATGCTTTTGGAACTGTGTAATCTAACTTACCGATTGACAAGTTGTGTTTACGTGTTGTAGGCATTGCCCATTCATACTGTAAGCTCTGGTTCTTGATCATTCCGATTTGGATCATCAGTGCTAAGAATGAAGGAGGGCAAATGTTGTTTCTAGATGTTCCTACGTATCTATACTGTCCCCAAGGACCGAACAATGCTCCGTGTGTTGAGAACAATGCGTCGTTCATGCCCTGTGGCAAGTATCTAGCTATCTTCTGAACATATCCTTCTGTCTGTGGATCTGTTGAATCGTTGTAGACCTGAGATCTAGGAAGGCATTTAGGAATGTCTAAGTAAGCAACACCACATCTAGAATTGTAAGCTACGTTGAGCAATCTTGCGTGAAGAGGGCTGATAGCTGCGATTCTTGTTACTAATTCCCCTGAAATCTCGGTTATATTCTGATCGTCCCAACCAGGAAGGGCGATTCTGCTAGATGTATAGGATAACTTATCTGTTAAGATTCCTAATACGTTGAAAGCTGCTTCGTAAACCCACTCCATGTATCTTACAGAAGATGCTCTAGAGATTGAAGGGTTAGATGCTTTCAATGTGTTCAATGCTGCGATGTAATCTGTTCCATCTGCTTCAGGAACTTCACCGAAACGTCTGGTTGCAATTTCAATTGCGTTGTCCATCATTTCTGTAGCAGTTCCGTCTGCTGAACGATCAGTACCGCCTACAGGCTGAATGTCTGTTCCGCTGAATACTACGTCGTCAGATTCAATTCCGTCTACAACAATGTTGACGAAAGCAGACTCTAATTCAGAAATGTGAAGAATAGTATCAGTAGAATGCTCAAGATCAAATACAAATATCTTGTTTTCTACTGCTGTCTTTGTTCCTGCTGAATCAACTACGTATACAATCAAGTTCCAGTAGTTTCTGTTTGCTACTTTCTTAAGTGTTGCAAACAAGTTGTTACCGAATGTTCCTGGATATTTTGCTTTTACAGTTAATGTACCTGTTGTAGCACCTTCTCCTGTTCCTGTTGTTCCTGTCAATGTTGCCTGTGCATGTGTTCCTGGGCATACTCGGCATACGTCTAAGTCGTATCCGGCAGTCAAGAGAGTCAATGCTAACTGATAAGAATAATCTTTTGCGGATCTGTAATTAGAAGAAGGTCCTCTGTATGTTGCAATAAATGATTCAAGTCCGTTCTGAGTAGAAGGGAAATGTGAAAATGCACAAGCTTCTAATTCTTCAGATAACGGAATACCTAATGCAGCAGGATCTTCGTATGCAGGTCCCCAACTAGCGGTGATAGGCAACGCAACTGTGCAATAAGTAGATGTTCCGGTAGAGTAAGAATAATTATCGGAAATCTCGTTTATGGTAATTCGTGCCATTATTTGTTCCTCCTTAATTTAATTTTCTTGTATAGGTGCCTAAGAAGTAGATTTCTGCTCAGAAGACTTTTGCTCGTTCTTTTCCTTAGAAGCTTGCTCCTTGCCTTCTGGCTTTTCTTCTGCTTTCTTCGGCTTATCAGAAGACGGTTTCTGCTGTTTAGCAGGCTCCTCAATCTTATCGACTACAATCATTCGATTGTGATTGATGTAGCCGCTCACTTCTTTTGTTTCTCCTGGTTTGAAAGTAACTCCGTAAAAAGTTTTAGCGGAGTTGGAAATGTTCTTATATAACATCATAGCCACCTCTTTCAAGTTTATTTAAGGTTCTGTATTCCAGTTTTCGCCACGATTTCACTCTCCATTGAAATTCCATGGCGGGATGTGTAATCTACTTGTACTGCTCCTTCTACTACAAGTTCTATTCTACTCTGATACAACGTACCTGATTGTACATATTCTAAAGAAGCTGATTCTGAATCAATGTCGGTGTCAGGTGCAATAGATATGCCGAATCTGACTTTTCTCTTTGATTCGTATGGAATCTGAGCAGTCAAGAAGTAAGTAGAATTGTATCTAAACATTATTTCTCGGAGTATTTCGTCTCGGTCCACTGTGTTAGTTGCGAGTATGCACAACACATACTTCATTTTAATAGGCATTACTCGCTCGATGTATATTTCGTTCTTGTCTGAGTCATAACAAGCAGGGACTCCCTTCTTCTGCAAAGAGAAGTTATATCTTTGGTTATCTAGCGAAACGTTTGTTCGGAATAAGCAAATTGCAGGGAACAATATTCTATCTTCTTGAATCTGAGCAAGAACTCCTTGCATCATTCCTGGATCCATTACTTTTACATTGCTGTTAGCTCCCCCGGAAGGGTCTATACAGCTAGCAAGATCATCTGCTATAGCGTTGTCATAAATCCATAACATGAACTAGCCCTCCGTTTCTTCATTTGTTTCGTAGGTGTTTCCTCGGTAATCAGTATCCTTTCGCAAGAAATGATTAGACGTATCGAATGTCTTCTGTATCTCAACTTGTGTACGTCCTACAATGTTATCATCATAGACGGGAACTATCTGGCATATCATGTGATCAGGTGCTTGTAAATCACAAGTCAATTCAGTTACTTTGAATATTCTGTCAGGCATTTCTGAATACTGGCCGGATATTCTAAATATAGCGTCTCTCTGCAAATGAGGTAGATTGAAGCTGCAATGTATCAGAAAAGGAAGTTCATCGCTATTTTCTACAACCCATCCATATCTCTTGAACGTCTTGATCTTTGGAGATCCGTCGAAGAATACATGAGTAGGAATGGGCTCAGAAAAACTATCAACTACAGTTTCACCCTGTGTATTAGTTCCAGGTAAATTAGGAAACTGATACTTACAGGGTATTCCTTGCAGCTGTAACGCTTCATCATATCTAGCTCGCATGAGCTTTATGTCGGGTCCAATTAGATTATTCAGCATCATCATTGTGCTCCTCAACTACTTCTTCATCACTGTACTCGTGAAATGTCTGTTCTTCTCCGACTTCGTCAGTGTATTCTGTAAGACCTGAATTGTCAATTTCAGTACATTCAAACACACGTCCATGCTTCTCTATATCAGCATTGGCGGCAAGAACATCTTCAATGTTATATGTTCTATCTACCCAAGTCCATGTAACGTCTTTCTGTTCAGTTATGTTGATTACACTGTTGCTTGCTAACTTCTTGTTGAACTTTGCTTCTGTAATTGAAGAACCAAATGTGTAAATGTCTTCATTTCCATCTGCTTTCAATGCAACTACATATACTTTTCCAGGCTTTCTTCCTACATGGATTCGTGTTATCTTGTCATAGCCTAAATCGTCTAACTGCATCAAGAAGGACAATGTGTAATCAGGTAAACTGCTTTCCTGGTTATACTGGATATCAAATCCGAACCGTTTGAGCTGAGTTAGGATTTCTTCACAC